CGTTGCTGATCGCGCCGCCATGCCAGCTGATGTTTTCACCAGCGTCCTCGCCGATGCGCTGACGCAAGCCGGTGCCCGTGAAGCCATCGACGATCACATCGTGGAAGTGCGTCAGATAGCCGTAGTCAAAGAAGTCAAGGCCGGTCTCGAAGCCGTAGGTGGTGACACTGCACAGTGAGGACGAGGTGCGAGTCGCGACCGCATTGCCCGTGAACAGGATGCCAGTCGAGGTGCCGGTAACTGGGCCGCGCAAGTTCAGGTTTTTGACGCCACCGACCAGCTGCGTGAACGCGTTCGCAGTTGTGCCTTGGATCGTGATCGCCACCCCGGTCGTGGGGGTGTAGGTGGCAACAGCGCCGAGGAAGTCGACGTCGTGATAGTACGGGTCGACGATGATGCCCGAGGTGAGAGTGAACGCGCCGTTTGACACGATCTCAATTCGCGTACTGCGTTGCGCAGTCGCTTTGACCTGATCGAGCACCGCTTGAATGCGGCCGGCCGCATTGGGCCCGGACACCTCGACCCGGCGCACCGTCCAGGTGTCGACCGACGTGGCCCCCGCTGTGCCGAGTACAGCCACCCCGCCCGTGACCAAGCGCGAAGCCAGGGTACTGTCCAAATCGGCCGTCTCGCCTGCAGCGTACTTCTGATACGGGCTCAGGTTGTACTCTTGGTTGAATCGAATAAGCATGTCAGCCTCCGCTGTATCCCTGGAACATTGAAAGGGCGTCTTTGACGCCGTCGGTGTTTGTGTCGCCCACTGTCTTCGCAGCTTCTGCCGCCTGCGCCATCGCGGCACCCTGTTGCGCGGCCTGCTCGGCCTGTGCTCGCTGGGCGCGAATTTCGGCCACTCGCTCGTCAGGGATGATGATCTCGGGGTTGACCCCGTACATGGTTCCGGTGTCGTCGATGATCTGGTCGAAGTTGATTTTGTCGACGATGTCGGGCTTCATCTGCGAGATCACGCCGACTACGTTCAGCACTCGTTCGACGCCACCAGCGGCCACGATCCGCTGCGCCTGGGCCAAGGTGCTGGTGAACTCGACATTGATCTCGTTGCCTTGCAGCTCATCCGGGATCGGCGGCAAGATGCCCGCTTCGAGACAGTAGTCGAACGTCAAGTCGATCATCGGTGACAGCAATTCGTTGTGCAGGCGCTCCAGAACCGGGCCCAGCATGACTAGCTTCTCCTCGTGACGCTCAGCCACTTCGGTCGCCGTGATGTTGGAGCGAGTGTCGTTCGCCAGCATCATGAACAGGTCAACGTAGAACGCCCGGTCGATCCGCTGACGCACGTCCTGAATGTCTTCACGCAGAGCCCCGAGGTCGAGATCGACTTGGAACGCCGAGCGCACACCGCCTCCGGCACTGGTCGCATCAACGAACATGATACCGCCAGGTAAGCGGTTCATGGTCTGCTCTTTGTACGCTGTGGGCACCTGCAGTGGCGGGTTGACCTTGTAGTCAATCGCTTGGGCCTTGCGCAGTTGCTCATGCTGCAGCGAACGCGCATCCCCGAGCGCCATCATGCCGGGGCCGTGGCCATAGATGTCGTTCCCGGTGACTTCCCACCGAGGGGCCAGCACCGGGAACCTCTTGAACCCGCTCTCGCGCAGAAACTTGTCGGGGTTCTCGCGCCCGGCTTCGATGTAGCAAGACGCCCATTTCATGTTCTTGGCGTCCATCTTGCGGGTGTCGCGCTCTTCGCGGGGCTCGATGATGTGGGCGACCGGCACCCAGGCATCCAGCTTGTTGCTGTCGAACAGATTGCGCACCGTCTGGCTGCAGTTGTCTTTGCCGAACTTGCGCACCAGCTGCACCACGGTCATCTTGAATTCGCGGGCCAGGGTGTCGACGTAGCCTTTGTAGTTGCAAGCCAATGCGTACTCACCGACTGTGAGTGGGTAGTGGTGCAACACGTTGTCGTAGTCGGGCAGGCAGATCGTGGCCCACGACGCGAACAAGCCTAATTCCTCATACCCGCAATGCAGTGCGCGGTACGTGTTCGACTGCGCGTAGATCGTGCGCATCAGTTGGGCCGAAGTGTTGAGCCACGTTTTCACACGCTGGCTCTCCATCAGGTCTTTGTCTGCAAGATCGAGTTTGAACCACGGCCGAGCTGGGCTTGTCATCCCGGACATCATCCCCGCAGCCAGGGTGCGCGAGGCCATGCCGCCGTGGTTGTCGTAGATCGAGGTGCCGCGCTTGGCGCCACGGTTCACGTCGTCCACGAAGTAGCGCCCGAGCCTGGGTTGGAACGCCTCGCTCACCTCGCGCCAGTGACTGACCCAAGACGAACGCTCATTCCAAAGCGCAGCCTTACGCTGCAACTTTGCTTTAGGCGTGTCGGTTTTCTCCACGCTTAACTGCCGAGCAACGTAGACGAGCCGGTATTCAGCGCCCCCGCTTTGATGCCAGCGGGCCCGGTCAGCAACGAATTCGCAGCCATAGCCGGATTCGAGGTGCCAGGCTTACGCCGCACGCCTGTCGCTTGCTGAGGTGCGATCTCAGGGGCAGCGGGAGGTGGTGCGGGAGGGGGCGGCGGTGCCGCGGCAATGGTTGGGCCTTTGGATGAACACATGGCGGTGGCTCCGAGTTTCCTGCGGAATATGCGCCACCTAGCCGGTGTTATGTTAACGAGGCCTCATC